TATGATTATATTCTTCAAGAAAAAGTTTCTTGCCGATCTTCCACTTAAATCTGATATCATTAAATTCATTATTAAAAATATCCTTGACTTATATAGGTCAAAAGGTACTGCTCGTGGTATAGAATTATTCTTTGCCATTTTCTATCAAGAACATGAAATTGAAATTGTATATCCTTCTGAAAAGATGGCAAGAGTTTCAGACTCTGAATGGAAACAAGGTGTTTATTTACAAATGTTTCCAAACAATAATCAATTCTTTTCAAAGTCAGGAAAAGAATATTCATATTTCGATTTATTATCTCGTAACATTACAGGTGCTTTCTCCGGAGCAAAAGCATCAGTTCGTTCAGTTAACTTCTTTATCTTAAACGGTATTAAAACTGCTGTTGTATACCTTGATGGTATTAAAGGAAACTTTGAAAAGTTTGAAGATATCACAACAAAAATAAACGGTGAAGTTGTTGGCTTTGGTAAAGTAAATGGTTCATTATCTGGATTTATAGTTGACAGTGCTGCCAAAGGAATGACAGGAAGATCTGTTGGTGAGATCCTTGATGTTAGGCAAAAAGATGGAAATTCTGGTAAAGCAATCGTTACTGCATTATCTGATGAAAGCACAGGAAGAATTAATTATACTTTACTTGATGGCGGTTATGGTTATACTATTGACAACACAAGGTTATTGGTTTCTAATCAATCTCTTATTTTTAATAATGAAGATTTAAATTATATCGTTGGAGAAACAGTTGAAGATCAGGCTGGTAATTCTGGTACTGTGATCGGACAAAATGAAAGTTCTGCTGGATTTAAAATGGATTCAGGAGAAGCATTTACTATTGCTAGTATAATAACAACTGTAAGACCAAATGATGCACAAGGAAATCCTGTCCCACAATTTGTAATTACTGTAAATTCACAAGGTAATCAACTTACAGTTAAAAATGAATCTTCTCCAGGTTTATTATATCCTGACACAGCATCTACAGACGATGTAATAGTTACAGGATTAACCGATACATCAATCGCAAATGTTATAACCGATGTTATAACTCCACATTTATCAACAGTTTTAAATATTGCTGATTATGAAGTTAATGCTCCGTTCTCAGGTACCGCTTCTCCAGTTAATTTAAGTACTCCATTAGATGAAGCATTTGATATTCAATCTTTAACTATTGGTAGTATTACTGGATTTTCAAATATTAACCCAGGCGGTGATTATAAGAATGATGTATTCGCAATTGCTCAAGATTCTGTGTTTAAAAACTTTCAAAGAAAAAATCAAGTTATTCAATTTACTGATGCAGGAGACGCTGGTAGTTTTTCAATTGGAGATAGAATTCAAGGTGTAAGCACTGGCATTAAAGGTGTTGTTAAAAGTATTAATCAGGATGCAGGAAGTATCACCGTCACTCCATTTGATTATAATGGATTTGACGGAGAAGATATAAGATTTGAAGGTTCTCCAGAACCAACACTTGAAGTTTCTGCTGTAGAGACAGATTATTTAAATTCTCCAAACATGGGAGATAATGCTGTTATTGATGCTGAGACGGAATTTGCTGTAGGAAGAGTTTCAGAAGTAGCAATATTAGCTTCAGGATTTGGATATGTTGATTATGAAACAGACCCAGTTGACTTTGCGACAGGAAAAGGCGAATTAAGAGATGCAAATAATGATATCGTTAGTGTCGGATGGATTGAAGCAAAGAAACAAGGTGTTACATCAGGATATTGGGCAGGAGAAAATTCTCACTTAAGTGGTTTTAGAATACAGCCAGGACAAACAGCAAACACAACATTAGAATATTATGATTCAGGTTCAAGAATTCAAGATAGTGATTTTTATCAAGAGTATTCTTATCAAATTAAATCAACATTGCCGTTAGGAGAATACGAAAAATTATTAAAAGAAAATGTTCACCTAGCAGGTACAAAACTATTTGGTGACTTTACATTTAAAGCTTATGTTGGTTCAACAATGAAACCACGATTCTTAAGAATGTTCAATGATGATGGAACAGGTTCACCATTTGACCTAGCTGACATTACAGCATTAAGAGCCTCAGTCACTAATTATACAGCAGATAGTACTTATGTATCAGCGGATCATGAACCAGGAGGTACTGGTGGATTAACACTAAGTACAAGTTCAGTAACTGATTTAACGATTACTAGAAATTGGAGTCAAGGCTTCCACGATTATGACGTGACAATACAAATGCCTACACAAGGTTCTGCTCCTTACCCAGTTGCTATTTTATTACATGAAAACGGTGGAACTGGTGCAGGAATGGTTTCTCAATTCGCCTCTTCATTACCAGGACATATATTAATCGGTGTTGATGGATTTACTAATTCATGGAATATTGCTAATGAAATATCAAAAGGTCCTGATATATCAGTATTAGACGAATTAATTGATATGTTAAAAATATATAATAATGTTGATGATACCAAGATTCGTATTATTGGTGAAGGCAACGGTGGTGCACTTGCATTAAGAGCCGCAATTGAACTTGGTGATACTTCTATTGATACAGTTATAAGTATGCTATCACAAGCCCACACAGAACAATACAGAAACAATAACTTCTATTATCCGTCTAATCATGAGCTTACAGGTGGAAGTAATACAAACTTAGGTTACGATTATATTAAATCACCAATACCTCAAAGAAAAATAGTTTGTATGAATGGTACTCAAGATTCAACAGTACCATACACAGGAGGTATTGTTTCAGGTGTAACATATATTTCAGCACAAGACAGTGTATTTAGATTTGCTCAAGCTCAAGGTTATTTAGGAAATCAAATCTTAGGCGGAGCAACTTATGGAACAAATAGTTTAATTGTTGACTATAACAATGTAATATTCTTAAAGGATGCTGTTGCACATACTGTATCAGCTGATATGCTTTATTTAGTTAATAAGTACCTTGAGAACAATTACGATATAACATATTAGGTATAAATAACAAAAACCAAAATTTTTAGGAAAGAATAGCAATGGCCAAGCAAATTATTAATATCGGTGCATCTGCAAATGACGGAACAGGTGATCCGTTAAGAAACGCATTCGATAAAACAAACGATAACTTTAATGAGTTATACCTTGCTTTAGGCGGAGCATCGAGTGCAACAAATTTATTTGACACTAACGGTGCTTTTGACTTAGTCGGTAAACCTCATAAGATTACATTTTATTACGATACTGAAGCCGCATTACTTCAGGTAAACCCAGCAACTTATCATGGAGCAATAGGACATGCTCATGATACAGGAGCTTTATATTACGCTCACGGAAGTTGGAGAAAATTATTATCTGACACTTCAGGCGGTTCTATTACTAATTACACAGACCCACTTAACGCATTTGTATATTCGGCCAATATTACAAATAGTGAACAAGCAGGTTATGTTCTTGGTACAAGTGCAAACGGAAGCTATTCTTGGATAGCAGGTGGTGGTTCTTCGTTTACCACTACAGATGTTGACAATCATCTTAATTCAGGTTCAGCCCAAACTAATGAAGTGTTAAGTTGGGATGGTTCTGATTATGCTTGGGTATCTGCCGGCGGCGGCAGTAGTTATACTGATAGCGACGTCAATGCTCACTTGAATGTATCAGGTGCAGGAAGTAACGAAGTATTACAATGGAGCGGTTCAGATTATCAATGGGCTGCTTTACCAACTGGGTTTACAACAGGTGCTGTTGATGCTCACCTAAATACTGGTTCAGCTTCAGCAAGTCAATTATTAAGTTGGGATGGTTCTGATTATGCTTGGGTATCTGCAGGTGGTGGTAGTGGTTATACTGACAGTGATGTAAATGCTCACTTAAATACTTCTACTGCTTCTAGCGGAGAAGTTCTAAGTTGGGATGGTTCTGATTATGACTGGGTTACTGTTTCATCATACACAAATTCTAATGTAGACGCTCATATAAACACCAGCACTGCAGCTAATAATGAAGTACTAAGTTGGAATGGAACTGACTACGAGTGGGTAGCTCAAAGTGGCGGCGGAGGCGGTCTTCAAACAAGAACAACAAAATCTATCGCAACAAGTTCTATTTCTGATGGTGTAAAAGTTGATACAGCAATAGATGGATTCGCAAGTTTTGGTTTAATGAAGATTGAAACTTCTCATGCTGCTTGGGTAAGACTATATGTTGATACTGCTTCAAGAACGGCTGATGCTTCAAGATTAGAAACAACAGATCCTTCTCCTGATGCAGGTGTTATTGCTGAAGTAATTACAACAGGTGCTGAAACTATTAAGTTCGGTCCTGGTGTATTAGGTTGGTTAGATTCAGGAACATCTATTCCTGTTTCAATTACAAATAAATCCGGTGGCCAGGCCGCAATAACAGTCACATTAACTGTATTAGAATTAGAGGCTTAATTTAATGAAGGAATATATTGTCACTCTTCATAATAAAGAAGACCTAGAAGATTTCTATAATGATATGGAAACTCCTGGCGGTGACCTTTATATTCCTAATAGAGCAGTTGATTTAACATTAAGAAGAGCAATAAGTCGTAATACTTATTATATGTTAACTCCTGAAGAAGCGGAACAATTAAAAGAAGATCCGAGAGTGTGGGATGTTTCCCCAAAAGATTTAATAGATTTAATTGAATGGAAACCAACAGGTTATTCGGATTCAGGTAACTTTGTTAGAAATAGTAGTTCTTTCCCATCTTCTTCTGAAAAAAATTGGGGAATGTTAAGACATAATGTTACGAATAACATTGATGGAAATTGGGGCGCTGATAGTGTTTCTACTAAATCAGGATCATTCACAATTACGGCATCAGGAAAAAATGTTGATGTATTAATTGTTGATGGAAGTATTACAACTGCTGCAGCAAATCATCCTGAATTTGCAGTAAATCCAGATGGCAGCGGTGGAACAAGAGTTCAATTCTTTAATTGGTTCTCTCTTACAAATCAATTAGGATTTGGGTCGAATGGAAATTATGATTATACTACGGTAGGATCATCCTCTGATACTGCTCACGGGTGCCATGTTACTGGAACAGTCGCAGGTAATACCTTAGGTTGGGCAAGGGATGCAAATATTTACAGTTTAGAATTTTATTATTCAGGCGCCGTAAACTATGGTGGTGTTCTCACTCAGGACACAATGTGGGATTATATTCGTGAATGGCATAATACCAAACCAATTAATACAGCAACAGGTCGACGAAATCCTACAGTAAGCAATCATAGTTATGGTGGTACATATACAAAAGATTCATTAATTACAAATGGACCTTATGATAGCATAGGAGCAATGAATTTTAGAGGTACATTGTATAATCCTCTTGGCGATCTTAGTAGAGGTTTAAACGATGCTGAATTAGAAGAAAGAGGTATTAATGTACCAGGAAATGGTGATTGGGAAATTAGTGCATATTATACTTCTTTCATAGCCGACATTCAAGATGCAATAGCTGACGGGATTATTGTAGTATGTGCTTCAGGAAATCATTATCAAAAAGTAACTTTATCAGGCGATCAAGATTATAATAATATTGCTTATTTAGAACAAAGCGGATCCATTGTATCTGCATTTAATACACACAGACCTGGAATTAGTGGAGGCGGAGCTGTTCCAGAAAGTATTGTAGTAGGGAATCTTGATGACCAATCCAATGATAGAAAAAGAGCTTCTTCAGTTTGTGGTGGTGCAGTTGATATACATGCAGCAGGATCTGGTATTGTGAGTTCAGTATATGGAACAGGGAATGTACAAGATAGTAGGAATGGAAGTTTTTGGCTATCAAAATATACTGGGACAAGTATGGCATCTCCACAAGTAACAGGTGTATTGGCGTTATTTGCTGAAAGTAATCCAAACTTAGTTCAATCGGATGCAGTTGCTTTTCTTACGAATATGGCAACAATGAATCAGATGTATGATACAGCAACCGACGATTGTACTGACTTTGAAAGCTTACAAGGTGCACCAAACAAAATTTTATATTGGAAAAATCAAAGACCTGAAACAGGAATGAGTTTTCCAAAACAAAATGCAAAAGCAAGACCTACATCAGGTCGAGCCTGGCCTAGACCAAGAATGAGAGTTAGAGGTTAGTCCAGTGGTAATAAATAAACAAATATACTCAAGAGCGATAGTAAGATTATGGCAGAAATCCTAACAAATAATTTTAAAAGTGATGTAAACAAAACTTTCATCATTGATGCAAAAGCGAATGAAGATTATTATATGTTTGTTTCTTCTATCGGAACATTCAATCCGGTAGATTCTGCCGTCTCACAAAATGAATTTTTAGAAAATACATTATTTGCCAAGAAGATTAAAAACGAAGATATTAATTTTATGATTAGATATTATCCTTGGCAAAGAGGAACAGTATATACTCAATACGATGATGCAGTCGATTTAACAGGAACAAACTTTTATGCAGTAGTTGGTCCTAATGATAATGATACCGGTGACTACCGAATTTATAAATGTTTGGATAACAACAACGGCGGAACTGCAGAATCGCCTCCTACATTTGATAATGCTAACTTAAATCAAATTTATGAAACGGCAGACGGTTATGTGTGGAAGTATATGTATCGTCTCACTACATTACAATTCGAGGGGTATAATGCATTAGGTTATATACCAATTGATCCTTCAGCAACGATTGAACCAGCGGAGGTTTCAGGCGGTGGAATATCAGATATAGAAGTAACAAATGCTGCTTCTAATCAAGGATATCAACAAAAATATGCTGTATTAGATTTTATCTTTGGAAGAACTGGTGGAATAAATGTTCACGGAGAAGTTTCTGTTAGAGTAGATCCTCTTGATACAACTTGGTCTTCAATTGATAACTATTATGTAGGACAATATCTTTATATCACAAACCCAAGTTCAAGTGTAACAAACTTATTCAGAATAGATTATTACAAATATAATACATCAACAGGTAAAGCAGAAATTAGAGTTGGACCAGAATTGTCAAATCCTAATAGAGGAAATGTTGAAGGTGCAACACAAGCCAATCCAGTAGTTATTACATCAACCGATCACGGTCTTTCTCAAAGACAACCTATTCGTTTTAAAGATGTAGGCGGTATGACAGAACTAAACGATGATGATGGAGATGGAAATCCAGTTTATTATGTTGATGTTATAGATACAAACAATTTTAGTTTAAAAACAGATACTTCTTTATCATCAGGTCTAGACGGTTCAGGATTTGGAGCATTTACTTCAGGCGGAACTTGGGAAGCAGATAAAGACTTAGTTACAGCAGGTGTTAAGACACAAGGACCTGCAGATATTATACCAAGAATTGATATTAAAGGTGATGGAGTTGGTGCAGTTGCGATTCCTGTTATTGACGAAGATCGAATTGCATCTGTTACTGTTTTGAATGCAGGTTCAGGATATAATAATGTAATTGCAGAAGTTGTAGATCCAATTGTAGATTTTAATCCTGACGATGATAACTCAACGGATGTAAGAGCAGTCATAAGACCTATAATTGAACCTAAAGGCGGTCATGCATACAATCTTATTGATGAATTAAAATGTAAACACTTTTCAATGTATGCATATATTACAGCAGATGATAATACAAATATAGGTGATGTAAATACATATGGGTCATTAGGAATTGTAAGAACTCCGTCCTTTAGGGATGTTGGTGCAGGTACATGGAGAAGCGGTCAAGCAAACACTGCTTTAATTCCTGATATATTTGATAACAGAATAGCAATTACAACGGATGATTGGCAAAGTGTAACAGCAAACAGTATTGTGACTCAAGTAGATGGAAGTAATCAGATTACATTTACAGCACAAGTACATGAAATTGACGACACAGCAAACACAATTTATTTGGCTGAATACATGGGTCCATATCAAAATAATAAGCTTGTAGGTAACGGAGATACATCTTTTAACCCTAATCTTGATATTGTATCAGATACAGGTCAGAGAATCACAATAAATAATCCTGTAGACGATAATATTGTGTATTCAGATTATATACAAAGAACAGGTGAAGTATACTTCATGGAAGACTTCTTCCCATTAGCAAGAACAGACCTATCAAGAGAAGAATTTAAGTTTGTATTGGAATTTTAAGGAACGTAAGCAAAAATGCCTATTAATAAAAATTTAAATATTGCCCCATACTTCGATGATTACGATGTTGAAAAGCAGTTTTATCGAGTTATGTTCAAACCTGGTTATGCTATTCAGGCAAGAGAGCTTACTCAATTACAATCAATGCTTCAAAATCAAGTCGAGCAGTTTGGTGATAATATTTTCAAAGAAGGTTCAATTGTTAAGGGATGTAACTTTACAGAACTTGATGATCTTAAATATGTAAAAGTAAATGACGGTCCTGTTGGATTTAATGCACTTGCATATATTAGTGGACCTGGTGTAGAACCTATTCAAGGACAAGATGTTGAAGTTGATTATGTTTACGAACTTGTTGGTCAATCGACAGGTTTAAGAGCAGAGATTGTTCAAGCTTCAGTTGGTTTCCAAACAAGACCACCAGATTTAAACACTTTTTATATTAACTATTTAAATACTGTTCCATCAGCAAAAGAATTCCAGGCTGGTGAAAACCTAATTATTAATAAGCATAAGTACTTAAGAGGAACGACCACAGGTACTCTTGCATCCGAAGTTGTATTATCACAAGGTCTTGCTGTTAGTACAGGAGTTAGTACACCACATGTTGGTAAGTCTTTTGGTATTGAATCTGCTCCAGGTATTATATTTCAAAAAGGACACTTTATCTTTGTTGCAGAGCAAAGAATTGTAGTTGAAAAATATTCCGACCAACC